GTCTTTTCCAAAGAGCAACACTATACATTTGGGAAGTACCGGAACATATTAAAGATGAAATTGATGATATGGTAACAGAAAACTTCGGAGTATTTGAAGACATAAACCTACCAATCGAGAAGTACACAGACCAGTTCTTTGAAATCTACAAACTAACTAAGGCTAGATATTCGGAAACTGGAGAAAAAGGAAAAGAAGACCCAGTAAAAACAATACGATACAGCCAAGACTTTAGAGAAGCAATGCGACTTAGAAAGTTTGACTTGAGAGATATGGTAAATGCAGAAGACGGGAAGATACGGGACACTGCTAGAACCTTCATGACTAGACTACTTATCATGATGGGTAAAATCGCAGTGCTGTGTTGCATAGCGGAATCTAAAGACATAAAAGATAAGAATAAAAGGTTCATAGTCAACTCAAGAAATGTCAATCAATCTGCGTTCATTATACGCAACTGCTATAAATCATTGATTTCGTGGTTTGTTCAAAGCCTACGGGTTCGACACGCTGACATTGCGAAATCTACAAAGTATGGGGGAGAGTTTGTTAAGGTCTACACGGAACTACATCAGAAGTCTAAGAATGAAGAAAGATGGGTTTCTAAGAACTTGCTATTTGAAAAATACATGACCGAACATGAAATTTCTCTACCACAAACATACAACCGATGGAAAGAATGTCAGCAATACTTTGAACATACTAAAAAGGGAAGAACTGCTTTGATTAGGTTAAAATTAGAAGGTGAAAGAAAATGAAACAATACGAAAACACATTCATAGTATTTGATGTAACAAAAGGCCCGAAAGTAATAATTGACGCACTGAATACTTACGGTGAAGAAGGGTGGGAGTGTTCAACTATGATTACGGTTGCCAACACTAACATTGTTGCTTTCTTGAAGAGAGCCATAGGTGGAGAGGAAGTTAAGGCTGACCCCACTACTGAAAAAATCAACAAACTTTGGGCCAGTGACGGCGGGAAGTGATTCAATGTCTAGCGTTCTAGCAATAGACTTGGAAACTAAAAACATGTCACATGAGATTGGTGGCTTCGGCAACACTCACATGTTTCAAGTTTCTACAGTGGCTACATGGGATGGCTCTAATGGAACCGTCTATGTTACAAAAAGCGAGGTAGGAGAAGACTCTTTTGATGTAATTGGCAAGTCCGGCTACCCTGTAAAGGATATGTCGGAACTAAAGCACGACCTAGAAAAGCACCTAAACAGTAATGGGTTGCTACTAGGACACAACATAGGCGCTTTTGATTTGCCTATCTTGAAGAACTCTCTAGATATTTATTGTATTAGAAAGTACTTAGATAACAAACAGTATATTGATACTAGCCGATACTTAACGACTAATTTTGGAGAGAGATTTAAACTACAGAATTTGGCAGAAAACACACTAAAACAAGATAAGTTAATGGAAAGCGCAGAAGCACCTAAACTTTGGAAGATGGGTAAGTATCAAGAAGTAGTGGAGTACTGTATGAAAGATACTCAAATTGTTTATGACCTTTGGAAGCATGGTCAAGACAATGGTATGGTTAAAGCATTCTCAATAGAGAAAGAAGAATTTTTAGATTTGGAGGTTGATTGGTAATGGATACTTGGGAATGGATTGGACTGTTTGCATTTTTGATTGTTGTTATATTGCTATTCTTTGCCGCATTTGGTGGGTCTAATTTGACCGAACAAAGCGTAGAAGAATACATGCAACGATTGATGCGTGAAAACGGCGATGAGAAACAATGACCTTGAAGCAGAAGTGCAGTTCTTGTGGCGAGTCCACAATTGCACTTAGACTCCAAGGTTACTATTTGGGTTCGGAAAAAAAAGTAAAACTTTGGGAATGCCGCAAGTGCGGCTACATCTGGAAATAATTTGGCCGCTCGGCTCGCTCTATTATGGGCGTTTCGAGCGGTCATTTTTTTTATGCAAAAATTGCGTTTTCTAATTGTACCTATTTCCAATTAGTGACGGCCCTAACCAAAGGCCAAATAAATACAAAATCGCCAGCACGATAAGTATTATTTTTTCTACTCTTTCTTTTTTAGGTATCATTGTACTCTAAACTCAATTATTGGCATAGTGTTAGTTCTAGTACCGCCTTCTCCAGTAACCTGTGCTGGATTAACAGTACCAGTTACAGTTGATTGCTTAGTCGTACCCCAAAGAGTAATTGCGTATAATTTACTACCATCATCATTCCAAGAAATACCAGATAACCACGGAGGGATAGATGAAGTATTTGCGGCTCTCCAAGGAGAATTAGTTGAACCGGATTGATAATGTTGGAAATCTCTTAAATCAAAGATAACAGGATTTGCTGATAAACTTGAACCAATATCATAAGCAGTTGATAATTCATACTGATAAACAAAACCAGTGTGTTGTGATAAGTACATTTTAGTACCATCGGAATTAAATATCATATCGCTTACTGCTTCCCAACCAAAGGTTAGAGTTTTGTCTTGGGAATCCCCCGATGCAACTACATAGTTTGTTCCAGCAGAAAATTGATACAATATGCTTTGATTACTTCCTATACCTTTACCACTGTAATACTTTGAACCATCATTATTCCAACGAACAAATCTTAATCCCGACGCAACCGACCTTGTTGAACCATTTAGAGTTATAACTAAATTACTGCCATTATCGGACATAGTTCCGCTTCTTATTGAGCCTCCATGAAAGTCAGCCAATAGTATCTTAGAAGCATCATCGTTTAAAGCAAAACCATCACAACTGTTCAGTCCTAATCCCGCAGCATTTTGTCTAACCACCGCACCATTACCAGTGGAACTCATGGCTATTTTTGTGATAAAAACATTGGTGCTATCATGTGCGTTATTATTTCCTCTATTTGAAACATAACCATCGGTCCCTATTATTTGGAAACCTGTCATCCATCCTGAATTAGCCGCACCTGCGTTGAAGTTAATACCTACTGCATCATTAGAATTAGTTTCGTGAATAGTTTCAACTGAAGCCAAATTGTAAAGATTGGCATTTATGGGTGCAACCCTATTGGCATAAGAACCCATACCCGATACACGACTTATCCACATCTTAATCACGCATCATTTAATCCATCAACTGTATATGTCATTTTAACGCCCATAAGCAAAGCATCTCCATCAAAATCATCATTAGTAGCGTTAGCATCTCTTGATATTTGGAAAAAGCAAACATCTCCTACTGCTGGACTACCTGCAATAGTGAGGGCAGTGTCGCTACTGATAATATGTAAATCCTTACCGGCTAATGCTGTATCTTGATAAGAAACAGCAGTTCCAAAGACAACCGCTCCTATGGCTTCATCATTTGAAACAGAAGTTCCTGCAATTGTCCAAATTACATCATTACCTGCACTACCAGCATGAGTCCAGTAAAAGGTAAATAAAACCGTTCCTTCATTCCACATTTTTGGCATAGCAATTGAAAACTGAGCAAATTCATCAGTCGATTTATCGAATGCTAAGGTTCTAAAATCTGGCTGATTGGCATTAGCATTAGCAGTAGTAGTTAAACTACCACAAGGATTAGCCGATTGAGGACTTATTGCTTCTGCTGGAATCCACATACTAAAATTTCCTACTTGTAATTTAGTGTTTAATTGAGTTTGTGCATTTGAAGAAAGAGTATTTATGTGTTGAAATTCTTCACTAGTTACTGTACCATTAGCAATTTTTGTAGCGTCAATTCCTGCACTAGCATTTATATCTGCATTAACAATTGCACCATCTGTAATTTTAGCGGAAGTAATCCCACCATCTTTAACTCTAATAGCACCTGCTCCATCAGTAGCACTTAATTCAATAGTTGAATCATCAACCGTTACTTCTATTTCATTAGCACTTGCTGTAATACCATCTCCACCTATTACATTTAATGTAGGATTAACAGTGGAAGTCCCAGATTGTGTCATACCTGTTCCAGCAGTTACACTAGTTACTGTTCCTATTGGTGATAATGCGGCAATAGAAGCGGCTGTGACTGATTTGATTACATTGGAGGAACCAGTGTCTTGAATCAAAACTTTATCGTCACTTGCTACTGTTGCTGTACCAATACCAGAAACAAATAAACCTGCACTTGTTCCAGTAATTGCACTTGCTTCTGTATAGGTAGTACTGCCAGCATCGTATCCAATACTAATCGAGTTCTCGCTCTTAGCCGTAGTAAGATATTGAATAGCCCTGCCATCTACAGTTCCGCTCTTATCCAACTTGATTATAGCAACTGGAATATCACCAGCAGTCAATTGAGGGACTATATCAGTAGTTGCCTTATCACCTCTAATAGCCAATACATTTGTACTAGCACTTGTTACCACTAAGACAAAGTATGCGTTTCCGGAAGTCGGTTCATCAAATGTAGAAGGAGTGCCTTGGGTGAAAGTAGCGGTGGCAATTTCCGGCATTAGTTTTCCATCTCTAATGACTGTACCTGCCCTCACTACGAATTGAGTATTTCCACTGGAGTTTGTTTGTACGATACTAAAATTCTTAGTTGCGTCTGCTGTAGTTCCATTTAGAATAGCATAACTGTTCTGCAACCCTACTGATAGTGCCTTAAGCAACCCACTGTGAGGGAAATCTACACCATCAACTAATCCACTACCTGCGGGATTAGAATGGAATCTACTGTACTGTCCTATGTTTCTGCTGTCTGTCATATCACTCAACCTCTATGGTAATGTAAAAATCAATTTCTTCTCCGGAGGCAAATGGCCCTATTCCATCGAATGTAATCCTAGATAGCATCTCTGTGTATTCACTTATGCTTGCTCCTGCTAGATTACTATATGTCTTGTTGAAGATGCCTATTTCTCTTATCGTGTACCCCGCCACAGAAGAACCCAAAAGAGTGAATTTGAAATCTATGACATTCCCTTCACTAGTAGAAGAAGAAGCAGATATGCTATGAATTGGCACATCTAAGTTAGTTACTGAGGGGTCGGTAGAGTTGCCTCCTACCCCTACTCTAGCCTTTGTAAATACAGTTTTCAAATGCAGGGCAAGGCTTTCTCTAACAGAATCTACTAT